ACTTGTCTTTGACAAACAAGTTTTCTGCTGAAATCTTCTTACCAATAGGCATAAGCAAGTCCAAATAGTCTACTAATAGTACATCTACTTTACGGCCCATCTTAATTTCATACTCTTTAAGATATGCCCGCAAGTCATTTGTGGTCTTCCCAGACGGCATATACTTGACTTGGAACTGTCCTGACTTCTTTCCAATCATCTTAACTTTCATTTCAACATCGTCAATCTGTTTAAAGATTTCTCTAGTTGCTAGTCCAGTTAACATAGCATCCATACGCATAGACACTAATTCTTCACTAAGTTCTAGACTTAGATATACAACATTTAATCCTTGTAAAGCCCAGTTCAGTCCTAAATTTGCCAAGAACAAACTCTTACCAGCACCGGATCCTCCAGCAAAGATATTCAACTCTCCGCGATTCATACCGCCAAACAGTTTGTCATCAACTGCTTTCCAGCCTGTACTAATCTGTCCGTTTTTATCTTTAATACGCATCAAACGTGCTCGAGGATCTTCAAAATAGTCTGTACCCATGTCACGTTGCAATCCTATTTGAACTGCTTTTTTAATTTTTTCTTCTACCGGACCATACTCACCTTTTTCTAACAAGTCAGCTGATTCAAGAATTGCTTTTTCAAGACCCTTGTGTCTAATAAATGTTTCAAAGTCATTCATCAGCCAATCGTAATGTTCGTCACGTAAATCATGTGGAACTTTAAAACTACTATTAGTTGCCGCATTTACAATTTCTTCTGTAGGCACTACATTATGTTCTTTGACATAGTTGTCAATAAATTCTGCGCCCTGTTGTAGTTTTCGGTCAAATAGCGTGTGATCAAAAATGGCTTGGCAACGAGCAAATGTTGCCGCATCACTCAGCATCATTTCCAAATAAACTTTCTGTATATCGTATCCGTAATCTGTATTCTGTTTCATATATTCTATTATAACACTTAATTAAACACTTTAACACCATATTGATGTTCAAAGTTTCGTGCATCTGCGTGGTCATTAACCATAGGGCAACCTTTAATGTTCAAACTAGTATTGAGCAACATAGGGCATCCAGTTTTGTTATACCAAAGTTCTAAGAGGCGTCTAAACGGGCTTCCATCGTCCGGAACAGTTTGTATACGTGAAGTTCCATCACGATGAACGATGGCAGGATAAAGCTCAGGATTCCTGCAATGAGCGACCACTTGCATATACCTACTATTACACCAACCGCTAGGCATATCAAAAAACTCACCAACATGCTCTTCGAGTATTGCTGGACCAAAGGGTCTAAATTCTTGTCGTTGTTTAATTGCATTTACTTTATCCTTTATATCAGTACCTCTTGGGTCTGCTAGTAAGCTTCTGTTACCCAATGCTCGAGGACCAAACTCTGCTTGATTCCTTGCTAGACCACAAATACTATTTTGTATAATATATTCTACAATTTCTTCGTTAGTTGATTTACTGCCCATATCATAACCTAAAAACGGGGTAAAATATTTAGGTTCTATGGCCCAGATCCAGTTAATGTGGCCGCTTGATGCAAGACTCTTTCAAATGCCATTTCATATACAGTTTGTGTTGCGGCAGCAATATCAAAATAGTCTTTAATAATTAAATCTGGTCGCCAATCTTGACATCCTCGATGTAAATTTTTCTTAGTTCTAAACGGATGTTGATAGTCGTCATTTGGTAACTTTACAAAATCGTCTAGTATATCTCTAGTAAGTTTAGTAGCATCGCCATATGCTGACATACCCATTAATATGTATTCATCTTCGTTTGGTTTCAAATGACAACGCTGAGTCATTGCGCTGTAAAATAATCCTAAACTATTTGGATATTCTAAACTAAATTGTTTTTTTAAAGACTTGCCGTTGCCCTGCCACACAGAATATGTAGTAAACTCACCAATGGCATCTAGTACAACAACTGCTGCATTGTCAAAACCGCTAGTGTAATAACCAGCTGCCGCATGACTCTTATGATGATCTACATACGTTATAGGGCAGGTAATTTTATATTTAGATAGATATGATTTAATATCGTTATCTTTCCATTTCCACCCTTGGCCAGCAAACAATTGACGTGCTGTTTTAAAGTATGGATTTTCATACCAGTAGACTTTTTCTGGAGGACCATACTTACTAATAGCATAGTCAACTAACTTAGGAGATAAATTTTTATCGTTTTTCTTGCCGCTGAATCGTTCACTGTGACTTGCAAAGACTAAATGCTCGTCACAAAATACAGCTATAGCAGCATCGTGACTGTTCGCAGATATTCCCCAAGTAATCATTTGTATATAAACGGATCTCTTTTTTTAAGTTCTTCTATTCGCTTGTTATATGCTTTTCTTTTTCGCCACCAATTAAAAGGCGTTAATATTAGTTCAATTAGTTTCTTCATAATCTTTAAACCATTTTTTAGATCTCAGTTGTATTTTTAAACTGTTGGATTCTTTTGCGTTAACAATTAACCAAAGTGTTGCTAGTCTACCCAACTTCACGTAAGCATCGTTGACATCTTTAACACCTTCTGGCCAGTCGGGCATACTAACACTCCAACCATATTCTATTGCTTGTTCTACTGTACGAGGTCCTTCGTGATCTCTGTCAGGAACTAGAATTATTTCCTTGCCTAGTTGTTTAAGTAACCAGTTTTGACTGTCTTTAATCTCCGCACCTAGTAAAGCACATCCATCAATACTTATCGCATCAAATGGTCCTTCACAAACAATTAAGAATTCTTTATCGTGTGTTTGTTTGTCTAGATTAAACACATAGCCAGGTTGTTGTTCACTAATATATTTAGGTTTAACATCGTTAACAGCACGGGCAGTATAGCCTACACATACTCCGTCTTTATAAAACGGAACTATAAGTCTATTACTGAATCCAATCTTAGGAGTCCAATGAAAATCGTAATAGTCTAAATACATTTTGCGTTCAGCAATGTATTCTAATACTGGTACTAATTTTTCTGGCATTTCGTCTAGCCAGTCGTTGATTGGTCGTGTATCTGGAGGTAATGCCCTAGCTTCAAAAGTAGGAATGACTTGTCTTACTGTTGCATTTGAATTTTCGTTTAATCTTAACGCTTCTAATCGTAGTTGACTAATAATGTCATCTGGCACATTAAGAAGACGCATCAGCTTATTCATCTTTTGGCTAACGGTTCTGCCTGGTTGCCAACTGGCTTTGAACCCGCAGTTAAAGCAGTGATAACTAACCGCATCTCCTGCGTTCATAATAAAGCCTCCACGCTGACGCTTATCGCTACAACAAGGTGCGTTAAAACTGATCCATCCGCTTGGAGTTTGTTTTCTTTTTGCAGGCAGAAAAGTTAGTAATGTATCGGCTATGAGACTCATAGCACTATTATACTTAACTAACTGTTACTTTGTCAACGGTTCCGGTAATATTTGTGCCCGTTACTATATAAGTTCTAGTACCGTTTGCAGCAGTACCAGATGTTGAAATTCCAATTATCGAACTTCGAGCATAACTGGTCAATCCGGTAGAATCGATATTATCAACGGTAATGATTAAGTCATTTATGCCATCAACACCGCCCATAACACTACCTAACACTTTAATTTGACTTCCTATTGCGTAGCCAGTTCCACCAGCTCTTACTGAAACTGTATAAACATTATCTTCTATATCAACTTTGAAACTTGCGCCTACACCGTTAAATCTTGGAGTAGTATAGGAAATTCTAAAATATTTGTAGTCGCCAATTGTCTGATCTGGACTAGACCAAGTACCAGTAAAATCTTCGAAAGTATAAGAATCGATGTAAGGAGCACCCTTCCATGCTTCGGTATTTAAAGTACTTTGTTTTGTTGCTTCTAACCAAATGCTTCCAGTAAACCCTTTTAGATCTACATCAAATGATAATTTTTCAGTTTTAACTGCTTCGTAGAATGTTGCAGGTATTGCACTTGAATGGTAAATTGGATGTCCAGCTAGATCTATTTCTGCGGTGAATGTATCGTATACCCTATCATTGCGGAACGTAGGCATTGCATTACCAATCAATTCTATTTTGCCAGTTGCACCAAAACGGCTATCGCCATAAAGCATAACATCATTACCGTCTTTAGCAGCAGTAACACTATATGTCAAGTATTGGTCTGATAAATCAACTAAATCTTCTTGTGGAATAGTAACTGTAGCAATACCTTTAAGGGTTGGGTGTGGAGTAACAGCATAAGGGCTGTTAGGTAATGCTTGGCCAGATGCGTCCATAATATTCATTTCAATGCCAGTTACAACAGCCACTCTAGGAGGTGTTGCTAGAGCGTCTGTAACTAACTCTATTCTTTTTTGATCGGCATTTTTAATGTCGAACTCTATGGTATTATCTATACCGTTATAAATTTTTACGATTCTCTGATACACGTTTGTATACTCCACAGTAAATCCTGCCAAATTGGCTAATAGTTCAACTCTATTTGGATATAAATAACTTGAAATTTTTTGCATCTGGCATAACCCTTATTGTATATTTATGGCAAAACTAAGAGACGATATAGAACAAAATTTACCCTTTATAAGCGTATTAAACTACGGTGAAGACGAATACGTGGGCATCATAATTAATCAGGACCAGTATGTAACTAGTTTCTACGATTTGAATGCAATACGTGATCCGCAAGAAAAAACGCTTTTTTTAGAAATAGGGGAAACGTGGTGGTGGGAATCAAACCGACAGTTTCCAATAAGCATAATCTGCAGAGATCAAATTAAACCATTTGCTTATGCTATACGTACATTTAATAGCAAAGATGTGCGTATTATTTTAGGACCCGTTGTTAATTTATTAAACTTAACAATGAAGCGAGTTAAACGCAAGAGCGTTCAACTAGTTAGAAAAACTCGTTAATTAAATTTTTCTAAATAAATTTCCACTTATAGATATTCTATATCCAGAATCTGTAAAAAATGGATATACTGTATGATTAAGTTTAGACGGAAACAATATTATGTTCCCCTCAAAAGATTTATCAGCAGGAATATGATGGCTCATTAATTGCCCATACACATTAGTATAAACGAATTCAAAGGCTCCTGCCTTATTTGAATTTGATGCAAACCCAGGTCCGTAAATTTTTTCATTTTCGTAAGTAAACGGCATCTCAACCCAAATTACAAAACTGTAAACTCCTGGATGTTTATGTATTGGATTAAATTCGCCGGCTACTTGAAAATTTATCCACAAAGATCCAAGTGTTAATCTTCCAAAAGAATCGTCTATCCATGCGCTACAATCATATACGTCATCATGGTACTGAGCTAATTTAATTGCCAACTGCTCTATTTCATCTCTATGATGATCAAATACATATTGTTGACGAATATTTCCTACTAGATTTCCAGCAAAACTTTTTTGTTCTTTTAAATTTTCTTTTATGCTGTTAACTGTTTCTTTAAGTTTGTTCATAAGTTCTGTATCAATTACATCTTGAACATAACCTACATTTTTTAAATTCTTTGCTTCCATTATGCGTACCCGTAACTAATGCTTTCACAAATTAAATTCATTTGTACTACAATCACATGTGCATAAGCAATGGCATGCGCTTTTTTAAAATAATATTCATCATTCTCTGGTTTCGTCCAAATCTCCGTCATAATCGTAGTCCAATCTTTCCCAATCAGATAACGTTTCGCGGGTCTGATCATCGCTAGTACTGCGGCCAATTGCTCTATAGATCTTGGTTTGCTTTGTCTCAGAATAGACCCATGCCCATTCACATGGAACAGGAGTTGGGTAAAGTCGTCTTGTTCTAGTAGATCCCATAGTGGTTCAGTCTCCATTAATTGTTTGAGATGCTGTCTGTCTCTTACACCTTCGTAGACACTTACATTTAAAAAGTCTATCTTAAAATAACCTCTATCTTCTGCTGTTTTGTAATCTATTGTGCTTAATCCTGTTAGTGGATTGTACGGAATAGAAGTACAATATATCCCAGTATTGTGCTTTTTAAAAGTATTATCTTCTTTAATAGCCGCAGTGACATGCTTGAATTTTTCAAGAGCTAGTGTTCTGTCAGCAAAGTCAATATCGATATCAGGCATCTTTTCCATTCCACTGATCAATTTTCTTCCAACTATTTTTACCTTTAGTTGCATAACCAATATACACTTCACCTGTTTCTTTATCACATAACATCCACTTTTCTGGACATTTTGTATAGACTATAAGTGTAACTGGTTCCTTTAATTCCTTAGCCTTAGTTCCGTCTTTTAGTTGTCTCAATGTTTTATCTCGCTTTCAAACAATAGCAAAGGTAAATGTTCTGTTAAATGATCTGCATATTTGTCTGCCTCTTCAATTGTTTCAAATCCTGTAAATTTTACATATACAGAGTTATCTTCCTCTGAAACAATTACTTGTAGATCAAGATGCATTGCATCTGGGTTACCGCTTACATGATTAGCTGGATTTGTCATACACTAGATTCCTTAACGACTTGACGCACAAGTTCTGTATCAGCAGGCAATTTCTTAAATTTGTTGAGCCAAAATTGTAAGTCTATAATATTACTTATTGCAACCAGCTGTTCATCGCTTAGTTTCTTTAACATTTCTTTACCGTTAGGACTGTTTAGTATTAACCAAGGACTAACTTTTCCATCTTTAATATCGTATGTTGCACGACTTAAACTGACGTACAAAAAATAATGATTCCAAACACTTTGATTATTATCAGCCCACTCCATCATGTGTTTAACACTACGTTCTAGTGCAACTTCAACAGGTTCTGTTTTAATCAAATCTAACACATATTTTTCATACAGCTCTTCTCTACACCAATGGTCAAGTTTAACACCACTACGTACTACATAGTCGATAAATTTATCTGGGTAGAGAGGATTGACATTGCTAACAAAGCTACCAAACTTAATAAAAGCATTGTAATAAGGACTTCTAGCAAAATCTTCGTATGTTTTTTCACTTTTACTATTTTGACTAATTTTGTAAAATCTATTATATGTATCAAACCCTAACACTACATGACGTTCAGTTTTTGCCAATGCCCTGCGTTTTTGCTCGCAAACATGTACAACTAGGGTTTTTTCTTGCATGAACCCTTTATTACAATACTGACAAATGTAAGGCTGACTAATTAAAGACATCATTTAAATTTCTTTGTGATAGTTGAATCGTCCATGCCATATCGCTTTGCTAGTTCTTTTAACTCTTTATCCGTAGTCATCTTGGCTAATAATTCAATCTCGTCAATTTTCTTATTAGGATAGATATCTGTTAAAAATTTAACTTTTTTGCTGTCAGTTCCAGTTTTCTTTTTATTTCCAATCCACTCATGATAGAACTGCGTTTTACCATCATAGCTGCACATACACAACAACAACCACATTAGTTTAGGATGTTTTTGTAATAGATTCCAGTGCTTGTTGAAGTATTCGTTGACAGTTAAAACAAAGTGTTGTTGCACTTCTCTGTTAGAAGTTTTAGCATTACTGATATACCTGTTAAGAATAAAAAATTCACTTTTAAGACTTTTTTGTTGTTCAGCATCCATGGCATCCCATAGCTCACGAACGTTTTCGTCAACTGCTGAAATCTTTTCTTTTAGTTCAACTTTTTCACTCATCTTTTGGTCTCAATACCGCATCAAACGCCATAACTGTTCTATAACCTGAACCTTTCCATGGATATACTGTGTGTGCAATATGACTTGGAAAAAGCACTATTGTAGATGCTTGTGGTGTATATTTCCAAGTATCATTCATAATAAATTTAGTAATATCCTTAGTTACAGGCAAGCGAAATAAAATTTGTCCGTCACTAGGATTACTACCTTCTTTAAATTCTGGAACTTGTATATACATATTTCCGCTAATATTTCCTGCAGGATGGCTGTGCATTTCCTGATAATGTCCCTCTGATTGTCGGATGGTCCATATACTAGTAATAACTGGTTTGCACATTTTTAATTCTTCTGCGCCAGACTGTGTTGTTACTAGTTCCATGTATCCTCGACAATAATCTTCTAAGATTTTAATTAGCCAAGTGATATCTAAACCTAAATTATTAGGATACACTTGTATCTGCTGTCCTCCACGCACACTAATTTTTGGATCGCCTGCATCGTTTAGTTCAGAATGACTATGTAATAGTTCTGCTAAATTAAAAACCTTGCTAAAGACAGCTGGCGTTAATTCATCCAGTGCCATTATTGTTGGCGCAAAATATGCAACTTTCAATGTCATGAAACTTTATCCTTACTCAACTTGTATATCATTATAGCACGATCCAAGGCCTTTTGTAAAGTGATATTGGTTTTTGCTTCTCGCCGAATTTCACCCCAAAGTCTATCTTCCATTATGTGTTCGTGTAGTGAGCGGCCGTCACTTGTCCTTGGATCAAAGTTAGGTTTAGAAGGATCATAATTCCAACCTATAACTTGTCTTGTACTAGGGTCAGCACCAAACTCCCTAGCATAAGTTACGCCGCCATTTCTCTCATAAATGTATTTTGCACCAGGTTTAAGATTGCCCATCAATCTTCTCCGGTTGTAGTATTCCATATTGTTTGTACATCCAATTTATAAAAGATTCAATTTCTTTACTTGGGTACGGATATGCCTTATACGCAATTGATATTTTTTCTAACCAATCTTTATCGTTCATAATATTTTATCCAATTGAATAATTTCGCTTTGTCTACTAATTTCTTTAACAAAGTATGCACAATTAGGTTTTTCTTGAAAACGTGTTGGAACTGCTAATAGTTGTCCGTTTTTCATTTTAGGAAAATACCATTTAACATCATTGTAAAAATTTACAATTTCAATTTTTTTAAATTCTACTCTAAAGCTACTTAACGGATTAAAACATAATGCTTCAAACCCTCTGTCATTTAAACTAGTTAAAGGAAGTATTTCTATGTCACTTGCAGCTGTACTATCTCCTACTGCAATGCTCCAATCTATGGGCATTGTTACTTCGTCTTCGCCAATTCTTAATACCATTGCGGGACTATTAAACGACTCTAGAAAAATCAGCGGCATAAAGAAAAAATCTGGATTGTTTGGATCGCTGTTGTCTAATACAGCAAATCTAGTGTTGTCGTCTACTTCATCTGGTAAATTGTTTAACGAAAATGTTATGTTATCTAATGTTAATATTTGCATAATTCCTTACTTAGTCCAATCCGTTTTTTCTAATGTAAACGGATATTTGGCTTCCTTATAAAATTTCTTTCTTTCTGTCAGATGCCGCTTTGCATACTTACAGGTGCTGGTTATGTCCCAGATTTGTACGAAGTCTTTGTCTTCCGCTTTTCGAATACCTCGTCCAATTGATTGTATAACGCGGACAAAGCTCTTTCCGGGTTCCAAAAGAACCAAATTAAAAATCCTAGGGATATTAATACCAACAGCGGCCACACCGTAAGTCGCCACAATAATCTTTTCACTGCTTGTTTTAACTTCATCATATTCTTCTTTTCTATCTTTTGTTTTTACTTCACCTGAAATAAAAACGCTTCCTTCTAATTCGTTTACTAAAAATTTGCCTGAATCAATTCTGTTTACAAGAACTAAAGTATTGCCTGTTTCACTTATATTTCTAATTAAATTACTAATATACAACATCCTGTCATCATTTGTAACAAGATATTTTAATTCTTCTGCATAACTGCGAAATTCTGGCAAATCTATCATTTGTACAACGTTTACATGACAATTTGATAATACGCCCATCTCTTGTAGTTCGTGTGCTTTAATTCCGCCAATCACTGGACCAATACTGGCAAAGATTTGTTCGTGTTCGTATTTTTCTTTTGGAACTGTTCCTGTCAATCCCCAACGAATTGGAGCATTACATAAGTTTTGTGTGAGTAATGACCTTAAAACATCTGCCTTTGCCATGTGTACTTCGTCAACTATTACACATTTAACACCATCTAAAAATTCTGCCAACGTTACAATTTCATGCTCGTGATTTTTTGATTTTTTATCTAAAATATTAAGACTTTGCCACGTGCAAATGATACTTTGCGGATTTTCTAAAAATCTGTTAATTGCATCAACTTGGTAATCACGCAGCATAATTGGTTGGCCGGCTTGTTGATGCCCAATAGGCCAAACTTTTCCTTGATCTGCCCAGTATGTTTCTGTAATTACCGGAAAAGATAACTTAGAAGTTGACCTTAAATCTTCTAAATCGTCAATGTCTATATTCATGCTGGCTAATACAGATAATATCTTTTCCAACTGGTGCAAGTAACCAGTGCCACCGATTCCAAACAGACTAATCATGCCGTCCCAACGACCTAATTTAAATGCAGGATGGTACCTAGCATAAGGAATTTCATACTTAAACGTGTTGGCTAATTTTTTGCGGGCTTCTAACGAAAGACCTTCAAATTTAATGTTAACCTCGTCTCGAATGACCAATTTTACAGCCATAAATTTCCTGTCTCGATAAGCGGTTGTGCGTCGGTATACGAAATTATTAAATCGCAACAGTTGGCGTAAGCCGCGGTTTTAGTTTGTTTTAAGGAATTTCCAATAGATATTATACTCATGGGTTTCCATGCATTTTTTAGGAAAAATTTAGGTATTTTTCCGTTTTGTACACCAACAATTTTTGTGGTAGAATCAAGTTGTGAATTGTATTGATGGTCGGCAATGAATTTATTAAACTGTATTCCATGTTCATCATTAGGCAATCTAAAATAAATTCCTACACCGTCAAAAATTCCATTTTTTTCCAAATTTTCATGAAGATTTTTGAGGTCTTCAAAACACCTCTTGTAGTCGTTGTGGTCAAAAATTACCAGTGTCGGTAATCTTTTCAATTTTAACAAACTTGAAAATATTTCATCAAGTGTTGTTTCTTTCTTATTGATCCAAATTTTGCTAGATTTGCGAAATGCTATTTTTTCGGTCAAATTTTTCGGATTTTTTTCAGGTTCCTCGACAAAATACTGATACCTTACACTTCGGTCATAAATGACGGTATTGTCAATCTCAGTTTCAAGACCTAGGTCTTGTGTTATGGCTTTTTGAAAATTTGCATGAGAGAAATTTTTCAGTAAAAATTGGTCTTCCACCTCATTTTTAGACCATGATTTTATGATATAGTAAAAATTACGGATTTTTTCATCAATTTCAAAACCTTGGGGATCAAAGGTTTCAAAAAGTTTTACAATATTTTTTTCTGTTAGGTCTGCTCGATAAATCTTTCCAGGTGCATCCTGCCTAAGACCACTAATTTCCTTCCAAATTCCGGTCATAAGTTTTCTTAAAGGGGAAGAAAATGCAAATTCTATTATTATGCCAGGTTCGTCGGTTGATAGGTATATTTTTTTAGTTTTGTCTATTGGCCTGAATGATCTTGACCATGTTGGTGACTCAATTGACATTTTTATGTTTTCAGATTGATCACCAAATTTCTCTAAATTTTCACCTAAAATCTTTAAAAGTAATCGACCTTGATTTTCGGTGATAAAATTTGGCGATGAAATTATTTTTGCCAAACTTTTCATTACTTTTAAGTCTCGTGTTTTAATTTTATCAAGGGTATCTGTTGGACCATTGATTATTAAAAGGAGTATTTTATCTATATTCATCATAGTTACACTATACACAAGTTATTAACAAAGGTCAACCTTTTGTGAAAAAAATAGGCCTCAATATTATTTAAGGCCTATGGTCTTCAGTTTGGGCAAATTGATTAAAGAGATGCGTCCTCCATACCGGCAACACGCAATTTAACAATATTTGTCAACTGCCATTGTTTTTGATCGAGTGCTTTAGTAATACCTAACCATTTGTTACGAAGTAAAGCAAACTCGTTGATAATTTTTTCAAAATCAACTACATCTGCTTCACCTTCTACAAATTTTTCACAATCGCGACTACTTAGAGCTCGTTGATAGTTTTCGAGGTACTTACGAAAATGACTACTTTTAAGTCGTCGAAGTTCAATGTTTAAATATTCTAAAATTGCTTCAATTTCTTGTAATTGACCAAATCGTTGTTCTACTATTCCAGGCATATTAGCCGCAGCTTTTTCAACATTGCCTATGATTCGACATTCTGTCCGAGCTACGTCTAATTCGCCGTTGAAATACTCAACAGCATCTGGAATATAAGAAATATCTTTTGCAATTTTAGCGTACCACATTAAAAATCTAGTTCCTTGTAGTCATCGTCATCGACATCTTCTTCATCTAGATAGTATTCAATAGCAGAGTCCAATGTTTCGTCAACGCCTGTTGCACTTTGCAGTACTTTGTCGCTAACTCCATGGTCTGCCAAAAGATCCACGTATCTTTCAGCAACAAGTTCTAATTGTTTTTTATCAATATAGTCTGCAAAAAGCAACCAAATATCACCAATTTGTGTTTCATTCAACATTCTCGTCTATCTCCTCAGGAATGGTAGTTGTTGTTAAAGTTTTGACATCGAATTTCTTCATTATCATATCTAATTTATCATCTTTCCATTCTTTTCGGTAGAATTTGAATTCTTCGCCTGTTTCCGGATCAACCCACTTGAGTCTGTTACCTTCTTGTTTTAGTAAACCTGCTTTTTCAAACATATCAACTAAACCGCTGTAGGGATTCATACCAGTTTCATATGGAATTTTAACCTGTAGTGTTTCAAACGGCTTGGCATAACGAGTTTTCATAATCTTACAAGCGGCACGAATACCGTTGACTTCTGAAACTTTGTTACCATCTTCGTCTTCTTTCAATTTCAACTTTTTCATGGCAACCACAATAGAACTTGCGTAAACGAAGCCTTGTCCGCCTGAAATTTTATCATCTGGATCGAACATGTCTTGCGAAGCGTATGTATGGTTTGTAGCAACAAGTCCAACATTATAATTTCCAAACATGTTAACACAGTTACGCACAAGTGCGGTAAGTGCTTTAGGTTTACGGCCCATGTCGCCTTTTAAATCGCCCGCTTCAAACTGATTAACATCTGTTGGGGTCAGCAACATACCGAGACTGTCTATGACAAATAAAACTTTGGGGCGTTCTTCCATTGCCTTATACTCTTTCATGAACTCGTTGATAGTTTTAGCAACATCATCAATCATAGCCATGTTAAGTTTGAGAAGTTTTTCTTCACTGGTATCTACACCCAATGCGTGTAACCACTTCTCGTCAAGAGCATTTTCGCTGTCAATTAAAATACAGTAAATGCCTTGAGCTTGTGCGTTCTTAATAATATTACCACTACAAATATATGACTTGCCAGCACCTGATTCGCCAGCAAATACAGTAACTTTACCTAGTGGAACACCTTTATTAAAATCGCCTGAGATTAGATAGTTTAACGCAAAATTACCAGTACTAATCCAATCTGTAGGATCATTAAATCCTACACCAAGCCCGTCAATGGACTTGGTTAATGTCTTTCTAAATTTTGATAAATCGAATGCTTTAGTAGCCATAATTATTGATCCAATGGTAATGTATTCCACTCTTTAATTAGAGCGATTACTTCTTCTTCGGAGTTGCAAAGTGTCTTGGTATTTTTCCATTCTTCTTTTTTATCTCGTCCGCCAATTTCTACCATCCAACCATTGTCATAACGATTGATACTGATATTTTCATTTACTTTTGCTAGTTTTGCTAATTTACTCATAGTTATTCTCCTAATAGATGATGAGAACTCCCGGGGGACCTTATAGGATCAGAACCGGGAGCCGTGTTTATTGTTTTTGACGATTACGAATCATTGCCAAGATGTCTTGGGCACGTGAGTCGCCGCCTTCAGATGCTTCTGCTTTTGGAGCAGGAGTTGGCGCTGGAGCAGATTTTTGTACTGCTGGCGCTGGCTCATCATCATAACTATCATCTGCAGGTGCAGATGCTTTAGGAGCAGATGTCTTGTTAGGATCACCTGTGTTTTG